GCAATGGTGGCGGTGGTGGTGGTGGCGGTGGATGTTGTCCGCCAGACGGTAGCGAATACGTACTCGAGTATGATTTCGTCGTTTCTGGAAGGACGTTTTCCGGAGTGAGCTACTCTTCGGGTTGGGTGTTGGGAATTATAGGATGGTCGTTTACGATACCTAATCCGCCGTGCGATAACGGACCGCCTCCAGAGTACCTGTTTGTGTACTTTTCTGCGCGTTGCGAGAACGGTAGTGTTTATCCTTCGGTTACACTGGTGTGCGGTACTCCGTTTTGCACTCTAAATCCCGATGACTTCGAGGTAACGGTAACAGGATGCCCCGGTAACCCGACAATTTATCTCACGATTCGGCCTGGTCGTTGCGCATCAGGTTCGTTCGTACTTAGGCCCGCTTGAGATGTAAGGCATGTTCGACGATCCACTTCCAGAACCGGTCAATCCCAAACGTGCCCCAAACTGGCACGCATGTCCTAACGTTGTCAAAGCGCATCACGACGCACTCGAACGTGTCATTGACCTGACAGCGCAAGAGGAGTATCCAGTCAGTGACGAAGAGGGTGAATTCGCAGTCGTGATCGCTGGTGGTGGCAAGTATTGGCTGGGCGCAGCGCTGTGCTGTCACATGCTTCGGCACTACGGATACGACGGCGTGATTGAAGTGTGGCATGGACATCATTTTGACAGCGAGCTAGTGGAGCCGCGACTGGTCGAGGGCCTGGACGTGCGCATTGTCAATGCGCGTGAAGTCATGCAGAAAAGCAAGCCGCGCATTGTCGATGGCTACGGAGCCAAGGTGCATGCGATCAGGAATTGCCGCTATCGCAGGATACTTTTCCTGGACGCAGATGCCTACCCGGTTTCAGCGATCAGATCGCTGGTGGAGTATGCGCGCAAGTATCCAATCTGCTACTGGGCCGACTTTCCGCACATGGCGCTGAATCTCAAGTGGTCGAAACTTGTGGACGAATTTCGTCATGTGCCACAAGTACAGGGTGGGCAGTTGCTGATCGATCGGCAGAGGGCATGGCAGGCGATCTTGATCGCGGACTGGCTGTGCCAGCACAGCGACTTTTACTTTCGCTACTTCTTCGGTGATCAGGATGCGATTCGCTTGGCGTTAGGTGTCACGCAGGTCGAGCATCGAACGATTGAAAATGTAAGGTGGGTACCGCCAGCGATCGTGTGTGAGTTTCAGGGTAAGCCGGTATTTGTACATCGTGTCGCAGCGAAGCCATTCTTGACCAAAGATATTCGCAATCGCCGCGATGTCTTTGGGTACTGCCCACGACTGCCGGAGGAAAACACTGTGTACACTAAGTTTCAAACGCTTTATAAGGCATTAGACAATAGTGACATTGTGGAGACTTATAGGAAAGTTTATGAGGCGAATGTTTGGGATCATGCGAAGTGCGAGGATTTTTTCCCACAGGGCCGCACACAGGAGTATGTCAACCTAGTGATGTTGGTCATTCGGGCATTACGAGCGAAAACGGTACTTGACCTAGGTTGTGGCCCGGGCTGGATTACTGAGGAGATCGCACGCAGATGCCAGGCCAGTGTCATCGGCATAGACTTGCTGCCACTGTGGTCGGGCCGTAACAGTTACGCATGTGAGTTTCGCCAGGCAGACATGCGTGAAGTTGAAAAGTTGCCGCAAGCCGATGTCGTGCTCTGTAAGGATGTTCTCCACCACTGGCCTAACGTGGACATTGTTCGCTTCCTCGATGCATACTTGAAACGTGATGACTGGCAGGTGATGATTGTGACCAACGATGCTCACCAACTCACAGATGACACGTGGCATGGCGGCTACAGGGCGCTTAGTCAAGAACGCGAGCCACTAAAAGCATTTTCACCATGGCAAAAATTCCACTACGCACACAAGTCGATACTCGTCAAATTCCGAAGCGCTTGACTGGACCGGCACAGTAGTATATTTTTCTCCTGCCATGATTTCCTTACGGGAGGGTAAGGCATGAACAGTCGCATTGTTCGAGGTCGAGAGTCGAAACCGCCGCGCATACTTCTCTATGGCACCGAGGGCATTGGCAAAACTACGTTTGCTGCTGGTGCGCCGAAACCGATTTTCATCCCGACTGAGGATGGACTGGGCGAGTTGGAAGTTGACCGCTTCCCATTATGCGAAGACTTTGAGTCAGTGCTGGGTCATCTGACTTGGCTTATCGATGGTGCGCATGACTACGAGACTGTGGTCATCGACAGCCTGGACTGGCTGGAGCGCCTGATTCACGATCACGTCTGTGCGCAGAATAACGTCGATACGATTGAGCGTGTGGACGGAGGCTACGGCAGAGGCTATCTGGCTGCACTAGCACAGTGGCGCAAAGTACTTTCGTTTCTGCAGAAGTTGCGTGATGATCGCTCGATGATCGTACTGCTCATTGCGCATGCGAAGATCGAGCGCTTTGAAGATCCGGAGACGTTAGCTTATGACAGATATATGCCGCGGCTGCATCGCTCGAGCGCTGCGCTGGTGACGGAATGGTGCGACGCGGTATTTTTTGCCCACTGGCGCTTTGCATTGCGCGTTGAGCAGGGCACGTTTGGCAAGTCGAGGAATATCCCCCTGTCAGGGCCAAATGCTGACAGGGTGATGCGTGTGTCGGGTGGTCCGACATGCGTGGCTAAGAACCGGTACGGCCTGACAGGCGAGCTGCCGCTGGATTGGAATGCGTTTGCTCGCGCTGTCGTAAAGGAGGGTTAGTGCGATGGTCCAGATCGGCGACTTTGATGCGTCGGGAGTGTCACTGCCTGGAGTACTGCCGGAAGGCGAGTATGTGGTGTCGATTGCCAACACGGCATTGGTACCGAACCGCAGGAATAATGGCCAGCACCTGTGGATCGAGTTTGTGGTCCAGCAGCCGGCGCAGTACTTTGGGCGTGCTGTGTCGGTGCGCCTCAATCTTTATCATGACAATCCCATGGCAGTCGAAATGGCGCGCGCTGAGTTGGCAGCGATCTGCCGCGCGGCCGGTAAAATACGCATCCAGGATACGCAAGAGTTGCACGGCAGGATGATCCGCATACTGGTGCGCCATGAGGTGACATCACAGGGCAGAAAAGTGGCCAGGCCAGTCGAGTATCTGGAATACCTGGGCCCAGGCGCATTAGTGACACAGTCATTACCGCAACAGCCTAAGAGCAATCCTGAGAATGCATGGCGACGCAGTACTTGATGTCGAGTTGCCGTACCCGCCGTCAGTCAACCACTACTGGCGTTATGCTCGTGGCCGGTTTTACATATCGCCGGCGGGGCATAGCTATCGCAAGGCAGTAGCTGCTGCTCTTTTCGGTTGCGAAAAGCTGACTGGTCCAGTTGCGCTGGAGATTGAGGTGTACCCGCCGGACAGGCGCCGGCGCGACCTGGATAACATCCTCAAAAGCGTGCTCGATGCTCTTGAGCACGCTGGTGCTTTTGATGATGACGCCCAAGTGGCGTCTATTTTTGTGCAACGCAGGGAAGTCGTAAAGGGGGGCAGGTGTCGTGTTCGACTACGAAAAATTACTCCACGCAGCGATACGCTACGCTGAGTTGGGTTACGAAATTTTCCCTGTCGCACCGAACGAAAAAAGACCGCTAACTGAACATGGTGTCAAAGATGCAACGAGTGACGTTGAGAAAGTGAGGAGTTGGTGGCAACGCTATCCGCTGGCCAACATTGGCCTGGCTTGCAATGGCTTGCTGGTTGTGGATGTTGATGCAGAGGCGTTGCCATTCTGGCCACAGGAAGCTGAACAGGCGGCTGAGTTGGTGACGTTTGCTGGTGCTATCTCGATGACACCGTCGGGAGGCAGGCACTACTTTTTCCGCGCTCCACAGGGATCGAAGTGGCGCTGTTCAGTTGGCAAAATTGCCAGGCATGTCGATGTTAGGACTGATGGCGGCTATGTTGTGGTGCCGCCCAGTCGCATGTTGGAACGTGAGTATCGCTGGCTGGATGACCGAGACTTACATTGCTCTCGTGAGCATTTACCGACACCACCGGAATGGCTGAGGACGACACTGGATCAGTTGGAGACGTATCAGGCCGGTGGTGAAGTCGTGTTGTCACCGTCGATCGAGCACGGACGGCGAAACAATGTGCTCTTTCGCATTGCTTGCCGCTTGAGACGCTTTGGACTGGAACGTGATGAGATATACGCGGCGCTCGAGCGGATCAACATCAATCGTTGCTTACCGCCGCTAGAGGAAAAGGAAGTTGCTAGGATTGCTGAGTCGGCATGTCGCTATCAACCGGATCAGGTCGAGAAAAATTTTGTCGAGTGTGCCTGGAGTGAAGTGGCTGGTGATGATGATGACAGTGAGTTGTCAGAGACAGAGCCAGAGGAATTCAATGACCCGGGCGATATGCCGGAGGAGTTGGTATCGTCTGGGCCTGGGCTGATTGCAGAGATAGCCGACTACATTGTGAGAACGTCCTATCGGAGTCAGCCGGCGCTGGCGCTGGGTAGTGCCATATCGTTTGTGAGTGTGCTGTCAGGCCACAAGGTGACAGACGAGTTTTCGACCAAGACGAATCTGTACTGCGTGGGGGTTGGGCCGACTGGCTGTGGCAAGGAGCGCACACGTCAGGCGATTCGTGACATCGCAATGGCAACGAATATGCTGGAGTTGATCGGTCCTGAAGACGTGGCCAGCCATGCAGGCCTGGCGCGCTACATCGAGGAAAAGCCGTGTGTGCTGATCCAGTTGGACGAGATAGGACGCAAGTTGAAACTGGCGCGTGAGGCCACGGCGAATCCGCATTACTACAACCTGGTGACGTTGTTACTTCGCTTGTATTCGGCAGCGGCGGGCGTGTTCACTGGGACAGCCTATGCGGATAAGTCGAAAACGAAGATCGTGGTGGAGCCGCATGTCGTGTTGTGGGGAACGGCTGTACCGGATGAGTTTTACGAAGCGCTGTCGGCAGATTCGCTGGTGAATGGCTTTTGCTCAAGGCTGCTGGTATTTGAGGCTACGAAGAGGTTACCACGGCATAGGCAGCCAGAAAGTGTTGGTGTGCCCAAGTCGATATGCGATGGGATTGCGTTTTGGACTGGCAGGTCGGGGAAAGTGGTCTATCGCTACTCGGCGGATGCAACGGATCAGTATGTTCGTTTTGCGCAGTACTGTGAGGAGCGTTTGGATCGCTATGAGGAGCCGTATAGGTCGGTGTGGGTACGTGCTCAGGAGACGGCCAGGAAGTTGGCTTTGATTGCTGCGTTTGCGAACTGGCAGACCGAGGAAGTCGATGGCAAGTCGATGGCTTGGGCGATCGAGTTGGCGACTTACTTGAGCAAGCGTATGCATGTAGCTGTATATGAACATCTACATAAAAGTCGCTTTGAGCAAAGATATAAGGAGATACTAAGGTGGTTTCGTGAGAAGGGCGTGGCCACAAGGACGCAAGTGTGTCGGAAGTTTCAACACCTGAAGCCGTCAGAGCGTGACGAGGTGTTGCGTGCGCTTGTCGAGTCGGGCGAGTTGGTCATCAAGACTACACAGCCACTGTCGGGCCGACCAAAGACTACTTATGTGATAAAGAAACTGGTGAATGAGCAGTAATTATAAATTCCGTTTGCAAGTCTAGTTATTTACTTCATGCCAGTGAAAAAACGTTTTTTCCGCGGATTGTATGGAAAAAACCCCCCTCGAGGGAAAAAAGTGTCGGCGTGGAAAAAACTATCTAAGTCCTGAAAACACAAGAGTTTACGAGAATGGAAAAAACTCGCCAGACGTTTTTTCCTGGAAATAATTCCCTTAAAAAGATTCGTGGCAGGCCATAGGTTGATGCGTGTACACCTAGCGCAAGTTTTGTCAAGTGGTGATGTTTTGCCTAAGGCAGTCCGGACCATTGGTCTAGTGCTCCAGCCTGGCCAGTCGAATCCAAGCCACAATGCCTGCCCGGGCAGGAATGGCCCAGAAAACGCATAAAATTGCATTACAGCCATTTTCGGGGTTGACCAAGGTGTTTCCCATCCCGGGCAGAGAAAGGCGCTTATAAGCGAATTATTGCGATTTGCGGGGCCATTGGCTGGCAGGTGGGCAGCAGGACCGAAAAACTGGCTGGAAAAGTCGCCAGGAAAGCCGCCCCGAAAAACATGGCCGTGATTGGCACGGCTTTTGCTCTAAGGTTATCGCTTGACATTACGCGAATAAGCGCTATACTAGCTAGCACATAGTTCGTTCGCTTTCGTAATACTCGCTTGTATATACGCGTATATATGCATATATAAGAGCGTATATATAGTGTATATGGGCGAGTATATGGGGGCGTATTGTATATATATAGCTATCGCAATATATATACCATCGCTTCGAGCTTAAGTAAAAACTTGAGTCGAACTACGAATTGCGATTGCACGAAGTCGAGTTTAAGTGTACCCTGTGGGGGCGGCTTCCTAAAAAAGCCGCCCCCACAGGGTACAATGCGTATCGCAAACGATATTACGCTATAGCTAGCTAAGTAAAGCGCGCTAAGGTGAATAGCGAAGCCAGTGGCTTCGTGTTCAATCGCTGTAAACGGTACCTAACTTCACGACTCGGAGGGTAGTGCTATGACGTGGTGTTGGCTCGACTCGAGCCAACTAGCCGCACTGGAGCGATGCCTGAGTGTCACTTGCAAAGCAGCGAACTGGCTCCCTGATGGTGGCATCTTCTGGATCGGCAAATCGCTATTCGCAGCGAATCGTAGCGCAGCAGTAGACCTGGCAGACAGTGGTTTCGACTTCGAGCCACAGGAGTGTATCGCATTTTCGGCGGGCGCGATGCGGAAAGTAGTTTCTGCATTGCGCTCCGACGGTGTTCGATTCATCGAACGCATTGAAGTCTCAAATGAAGACCACGATGGTGTTGTCAATATCGCAATATACTACGAAAAAGACTGTGGCTTTGAGAATCGTACTATCGTGTCGCTATACTTGATCCCGTGGCGACCTGATGTCAGCATTGAGGAACGCTATTTATCGCTCCAATCGCAAGGTGACTATCGCGACTACGAGCTACATGTCGAAAAAGTGCTCTGCAAAACACGATACCAGAACGATGTCATGATGCCGATCGAAAGCCTGATACCTGTGAAGTCGGCTTGCAAGGTTGGCATCGACCTGGCTGTGCTCAAGTCGTTTCTAGCGCCGGCCAGGTCGGAAGATACCACAATGCTGCTCAGCTACAGTGGCCCGGAATTGCCTATCCTGACCCGCGCTGGCGATGTTATTGGAATTCTCGACACAGTGGTCGAAGATCGCCCTGAAACTGGAGGGAAGTAAGTCGTGAACGAAGTTGCCGTCGGTGACACGATTCGCGAAATTCGATCTGCCGCGACTGCTGTGCGCGAGTCGTCAGCAAAGATAGCAAAAGCAGTCGAAAAGGCTGGTGACACTGCAGTGTCCGCGGCGTACTTTGTTGGCGTTCGTGATGGCTGCATTGTGTCAGCGATCGTCTTAGTGCTGCTTTATCTTGTCACGAGTCACTGCAAGCGTTAGCGTGTTGAGTGACACATCGCTGCCACCTAATTGGCCTGGGCCCAGGGAAAAGTTATGCCTGACAGTCCACTAGCGGTGCTGACATTGGTCGGATATAATTCGTTTGGCCGTAGCGAGAGGTGTCCGCGCTGCGCGCCAGGCCCAGTCGAGCGCTGGTCGGTCAGGAGAGGGGCCGACCGGCACGTTTTTATTTCGCCCTAAAGGAGGTATCGCTATGCCTAGCGTAGGCGGTCATCACTTCACTATCGAGAAAACACACTTCGCTAACCTAAAACGCGCACTTTCAGTCGCGCTCACAGCGTCACGTTGGATGGGAGCCGAAGCGCGTATCTTCTGGCTCCGCGATTCGATCTTCGCGGCAACACCCTACGCTTACATCGGTTTCGTGAATTCTGATCTCGAGTTGCGTCCTGAGCGCATTACTAAAGACACTCCCGATTCGTTCGCAATATCGCGTGTGGTAGCCAAAAAACTTATCAACGAGTTACGATCTTCGCACTCATACTTCCTCGAACGAATTCGCCTTTTGTGGACACCTGACGCGGTTTCCTTCAAATTCGATTACAGTCGCGAATCCAACATCGAAAAACCCGCGTTCGAGTCGCGTTATAAGGGCCTATGGCTTCCACGCATAACACCACGTGAACATTACGAACGTCTCATCGACGCTCCGCTTTATGTCGAATGTGACCTTTCGATCAAAGGCATGTTAGAGAAGATGCAGAAAAACGATAGCTCCGGTTACATTACTTTCGAGGAAGTTTCCAAAACTGTTCCAACCATTTCGATCAGTCGCTCTCTCTTGATCGCGTTTCTCCATGCAGCAAAAGATACAGCAGGGAGTGATACGTTCAAGTTGAGCTGCCACGGTGAAGAGCGAGCTATTGCTTGCCGTGCTGGGGACATACTCGCAGTGTTAGCCGCAATTTGAGTATCGGAGGTTTATCATGCGTGTTTACGTTCTTAGTCGCCCGTCTATGGATCAAAGCCAAGTCGCACACTTCCTCGAAGATATGCTTATCGATTGGAAAAGTGATGCCAGTAGCGCAGCAGAAATTCTCTGCGAAATGGCCGGTCGAGTCTGCTACATGTCGTTTGCTAAGCCCAGGCCTGGTGGCGCGGCTGCGTATCTTCAGCACATAAAGGAAAGTGGCCACGGGTCGGTGCTGGAGCATGCGGTCTGGTCGTTCCTGATCACAGGTGTGAGTCGTAGCCTCACACACGAGTTGGTCCGACACCGTGCTGGCTTTGCATTCTCGCAGTTGAGCCAGCGATACGTTGATGAGTCGAACGCCGAATTCGTTGAGCCGGACATCATCGCATCTGATCCCGAATTGCATGCTGTTTGGCTCGAGGCCACACAAAAAGCGCGCGAAGCGTATATCATCCTTTCGGAGTTGCTCGAGAAAAAACTAGCGCAGCGTTCCTTTTTGCAACGCTGGCTTGCACGTGATGCCACATCGACCGAGAAAAGGAAAGTGGCCAGGCAGGCCGCACGCAGTGTGCTGCCCAATGCCACAGAAACTAAGATCGTGGCCACGGCTAATGCTAGAGCATGGCGCCATTTTCTGGAACAGCGTGGTAGCCGCTATGCCGACCACGAGATGCGCAAGCTGGCCAATCGCATTTTCGATGTTCTGCTAGTTGAGGCACCGTACTTGTTCGGCGACTATCGCCGCGTTCCCCTTGAGGACGGCACATACGAGATTGTGACGGACTATCGCAAAGTCTAGCTGCGTGGCGTCAAGGTGGAGCGACCCAGTGGGGGCGCCTTCTTAGAAAGGCGCCCCCACTGGGTCATCCTTTCGCACTTCGGCAGTCATTCGACTGGCCTAGACTAGTGAAAATCGATTCAGAAGACGAGAAAAAGAGCGCGAGAAAAGCCTAGAAAACAAGGCGTTTTCGAGAAAATCGAAAAAAATCGAAAAATTCGCTTGATATTTTTCGGGCAGGTGCTAATATACTAGTGAAGGCAATGAGGAAGTAATGAGTCAGGCAGGGAAGCAAGTAACACCCACAACCCTAACAAACGGAGGAACAGCGATGCGGTACCGTCACATGAGCCACAGCTATCACAAGGCGGCTGGCTGGAGCACACGACCAAACTATGGTAAGGCACTGTACCAAACGAAGGCTGGCAAGTGGATTACGGTCGTGGTTTACTGGCGGGGAATCTGCAAAGACGGTAAGGATCGGGCCAAGGTCGGCTTTCCAGGGAAAGGGCCAAGCGATGACTTCTGGGTCGATGGCTGCCGGCTCAAGATGATCGATGAGGGGCAAGTAAGCCGCGATTGGAAGGACGACAACGACATCTTCGAGTAATCGATTATACCAAGCAGGCCAGGGACGGCCTTTTGCAGTGATGCCGAAAGGCGATTCAATACCCACAACCCAAAGGAGACAAGACTATGGCACGGCGCAACGAGTTGACACGGTTTGAGCAGTCTTTCGCTAACACTCTGGAGTCCTATCTGGTTGGGCCACTGGTGAAATTCCGCAGTCAGATTGGACTGCGGATGGATAGCGAGGGCATCTTCTACCTAGTCCTAACCAGCCGGCATGGCGACTTGCTGGTCTTTCGCTGCCCTGAAGAGAAGCCAACGATTGCCCGGCCTGGCCAGAAGTTGCCAGGGCAAAAGATTGGCCTAAAGGCGGCCTTTGCCCGAGACGGCTGGGACGTGCTAGTCTGGGCCAATCGGCTGGCTCTGCGGCACATGTTTGCGGCTAGCGAAATCACCCTGCCAGCATAAGTCTAAGCAGTACAGGGGAATAGGCTGACCAGAAAAAAATCGAAAAAAAAAATTCGCAAAAATCGCTTGACGCCTGGCCGGCCTAGTGCTAGAATAAGGGCAGAGACAAAGGAAAAAGACTAAAAAATGCAGTGATGCCCCAGGGCGATCGGTACCAACAACCTAACAATGGAGGGATGAACGATGAAACGGACCAACGAGCGAGCGCTGGAACGGCTGGTCAGGATTCAAGGTGAAGTGGCCCGGAAGCACGGGCAAAAGGTGGCGGCCAAGGTTGGCCTGTACTGCTACTCGGGGCAGTACTTCCTGTTCTCTGGTGAGAAGTTGTACATGCTTGATGGCCGGCGGTGGAAGTTTGCTTCAAAGGAATGGGACATTGATGCCCTGAAGCCGTACCGCTGCGACATCATGGCGATTCAAGACGAATGGCTGGCTTGGTATGTGCTGGATGCCTTGAAAGAGCTTGAGGGTGGTAAGGAAATCGCAGTCGAAGAGTAAAAAACAGGACTGACTGGCCAGGGACGGCCTTCACACCACCCATGCAGTGATGCCTTCGGGCGATTGGTATCCACAACCCTAACAAAGGAGGACCTACGATGAACGCGCGGTTCGTACTGACTGGCGATGGGACCTGGCTGCTGCAAGTTGAGGGCGACGAATTCCGTTGGGGATTCTGCTTGATGGATGACGATGGGCAAGCCTGGGACGGCGGGTTCGGCTGGGATTCCTGGCAGCTAGTCCCAGACGAACAAGTGCCCCAGGAAGTGCGGGAGCGATTCGAGTATCTGCTCAAGGATTAGGCCAGCACACACGTGGGCACGGATGCCCACCCCTGCCAACCCCACACTGCAGTGATGCCGCAAGGCGATTGGTACCACAAACACCTAACGAACGGAGGGCAAAGTTATGAGCAGCGTCCTGAGTTGGAGCGCAGCGGCTAAGCATCTTGACCGAAAAGCGAAGCGCTATGCCCGCTACTTGAGGAGCATACTCCAGACGCGGGCGGACTTGCCGCAGGCAGTAACGGTAGAGCAGCCTAGTGAGGACACACGACGACGAGTATTGACTGAAATTTTCCTGTGGGTGGTACGCAATCATGCAGGCCGCAAGTCCATAAAGGAAATCGACATCAGAGCAGTGGCCTGGCTGTTGAGGATCGCATACCCGTGTCACCCAGTATTCGATAGCCCGGAAATTCTACGGCTTAGTCGAGATCAGGTTTTCGATGGCCTAAACTGGGTAATTGGCGATGTGCAATTCGAGATGAAGCCTGATAGCTGCGATGGTGCTGTCCTAAAGGCGAAAATTGGGGAGATTACCTATTACTTCGACCCACTGCTCATGATCGCACCAGATGTCAGCGAGAATAAACGTGCTCCATTTAGCCTGCGTATGGCTGCGCGGCGGATCGCAGAGTATATGTTTCGAGCTGCTTGCACTATTGAGGATGGCGCTACCGAAAATGACATCAATGACTTGGCAATCCAAGCCGCAGCGGACCGACTGCTCGCGGTAGTCTGTCCGCTGGCAGACGAAGACAAAGATTGACCATCGACTCATGACGGACTGATGCCTGGGCCAGCCCCACCCAATGTAGTGATGCCGCAAGGCGATTGGTACCACACAACCCAAAACGGAGGGACAGACTATGCGTTGGGAAAAGTGTGATGTTTGCGGTGACCGAAGGCGAATTAGGGCGATGCTCGACACCGACCAGATAACCCGAGATATTATCGACCAAGTTTTTCGCCTGCGCAGGCGACTGGTTGAGAAAAGACTCCACCGAGTACTCCACGTTGGAGTCTTTCATGTCGCTCGCCGCTGGTATTACACCAGCGATGGCTGGCACATCTACGAAGTGACACCCACTGGCCACACACGCCAACACCCACCCTATGTCGCCTGGCGTTTGTGCCGGCCTGAACACTCAGTCCATTCTGCCCAAGGCTTAGCAGACGCGCCGGCTGCCATACTGCTGACACTGCATGATCGCCTCTGCAAGTCGGCAGATTGCTAACACGGTGACATCGAAACCACAACCCTGACATGGAGGATCGAAAATGGAAGCTGAATACGTTCGCAACGAATACGGGGAGTATCTTCTGCTCGTTCGCTCCGAATTACTTTTCCCACGCTGGGGATTCGCTCTAGTCTATGACGACACCTTCACCTACGAAGGTGGAATCGGCGTTGGAAACTGGGTGAAAGTCCCAGAAGAGAGAATCCCGCACGGTACCCTGCGCAGACTGAAACGTGTACGTGAACGCCTGGAAAAAATCGAGGCCGAGCGCATGGCTGAATGCGAAGACTGACTATTACCACGCTGACGCAATCAGGAAAACTGTCCAACGCCTACTGTCGTTTGTACACTCGCTTCCCCAACAACCTGCTATCTAACGGAGATGTTCACCATGGAACCGCTCACACGCGTCGCACTGGCGCGACTGCTCAACATCACGCCAGCAACGGTCACCTATATCCTCGCCAAAAATGGCTGGACACCGCAAAGACGCAGAGCGAAAAAGCAAACGCTCACCGAAAGCCAAGTGATCTGCGTCCTCAAAAACTTCTTCGTTATCGAAAAAGACGAAACGCAGCAGCCGAAATTCCGAGACAATGGCACCGTGAAGACTTGCCACGTCCACACAGACGATAGCAGATACTTGCTGCAAGTCTATTCTGACATACCACTGCAAAGCAGTGGCTTCACGCTGACTAACGAGCAATCGCAAGACGAGTAAACCTGCAACGCCTAGACTGACTGATGCAGTCCAGGCTGTCCCAAAACAGCCTGGACTGCATCATCTATGCCGAGGATACACCATGAACACTTACATCGACCTCAACGACTTTAGCGCAGTGTTCAAACAATACCGTGCACTAGTGTACTTGAAAGTGCACCAATTCGCTATCATCAATAAACCGTATCTCCACCGATTGGGCGAACAAGACTTACTCCAAGAGGCGCTCATCGCGCTCTGGAAAGCCTCAAAAACATACGATGGCCGCCTACCGTTTCATGCTTACGCAGCCGTCCTCATCCAGCGCGAGCTTCGCCGGTACATTCGCTTTCGCTACTACTTGCAACACGAAATTACGATACCAGACTACCCCAACGATGCGATCATTTGCGATGACGATCCTGCCTACTCCATCACAATAAGCGACCTGGCTGAGCACGTCCTCAAAGTCGCAAAAAGGATACTCACAAAACGACAGTATCAATACCTAGAGTATCGCTACTTCAGTAAGCCAAACGAACTGGCAAGTTTCGCAGAAGTTGCAAAGTGCCTTCTTTGCCCTAAAGGAGCAGCCGAGTCGCTCCACAAAGAAGCGCTCTTCAAACTGAAAGTCGTATTCGATGTGCCTACCAAAAGGAAAACAACTTACACCACGCTCAAAAAGAAACAGCTTAGCAATTCATCGACCTGCTAAGCTGTCGGTACCACAAACCCTAAAGGAGGAGGGTAGGCGCGACGCTACTATTGTAGCTCACAACGAGCATTTCGTCAATTTTTCTGCAAACTTCTCTTGACCGATCACCGTCTAATAGGTTAGACTAAGATAAACACTTAGGCTCGAATAAGTGCGACCTAACGAACATTGCGCTACGATCGTCGTAATACATCGACTTGCTATATCTTTGCTATTCAAGACGATAGGTGCGGGTCCTTCCTGGGGCCTGCGCAACCGCGGGGCGCGGCGAGCGGCATGTCGAATGACTTAGTTTGGCGTACACTGGAGTTTACCCATGCGAATCAATGTCCCTGAACCTTGGCGTTCGATCCTCGTTGCGGTCTTGACTGCGTTACTCACGATCATCGGTGGCGGTACTGCAGCGAATCTCGGCTGCATTCGTGTACTGCCGCCAGATGAAAAGCGCAATGACAAGGACAAGGCGCCTCAGCCGGAAGAGGACAAACCAGCTGCGAATCCGTGTGATGCCGTCACGAAGATCATTATGTCCGGTGGTTACTGCAGCGCGACCATTGTAGGCCCGAAGCGCGAGGATGGCCGATGGTATCTCGTGAGCGCCGCGCATTGTCACCGTCGCGTCGGTGAGGAAGTCACTGTCGTTCTACGCAACGGCATCTCATTCGGTGCCCGCGTCATTGCGATCAATCGCAAGTCAGACTGCTCGATCCTGTTGACCGATCAGCGCCATGACAAGCTCCCTTGGCTCCGTATCGCGGACACGTATGAGATCGGAGACAAGGTTTTTCATTGCGGTTACGGTGTTCACATTCCTGGTAATCGCGAAGATGGATACATCGTAGCCAAGGAGAATGCTGATTTGCAAATTCGCTATCGCTTGTCCGTTTCGCAGGGTGACAGCGGTGGTGGGATTATCGCGACAAAAACAGGTGAGCTGCTTTCACCTGTTTGTTGCACGACTCGTCTCAATGGTGTTGGTGACGTGTGGGGTGCTTCACCGCGAGTCATTCGGTCCATGATTACTCACCCTACGAATTTTTTAGATGACTTGAAGCCGATTTCTATGCCTGTGCGTGATTTGTCTGGAGACAAAGTGGATGGCGACTAAGACGGTCGAAGATTACGCGAATGTCGTTGCCGACGAAACACTTCGCCGGCGTCGTGTCATTTTACGCGCTCGCGAGATTGGTCCCTTACCAGCAGTCGCGCATCCACGTCGCCGTGCGCGAGTGAGTCGATCGATTCTCGATTGGTGTCGGACATACTTGCCTTCGGTCTTCTCACTTCCGTTTTCAGACGCGCATAAAGCGATTGCTCAAAAATTCCAAGAGGTTGTGCTTCACGGTGGCTGCTTCGCGTATGCGATGCCGCGTGGTAGTGGTAAAACTTCACTATCCATCGCGACCGCTTTGTGGGCGGTTTTACACGGTCACGCGAAGTATGTGCTCGTGGTGACTGCAAACGGCCAGCGTGCGCGACAGACGATCCAAAACATTAGTCTCTGGCTCACCACGTCTAAGGAATTGATCGAAGATTATCCTGAAGCGTGCTATCCGATCTTGCGTGCTGATGGTAGCCTTCAGCGCATGCGGTATCAGTTGTTCAATGGTAAACCGACCAACCTGCGTTTCGCATACGACCGCATTGTATTCGCAACGATCGATAATTCCAAATGCTCTGGTGCGCTCATTCAGTCGGTTCCTCTTCGCGGCGGTTCACTCCGTGGCCTACAACATGCATTACCTGATGGCCGTCTTGTTCGACCGCAGCTCATCCTCATAGACGATCCACAGACACGCGACAGTGCAATGTCGCCGCGGCAATGTGAATACCGTCGCGCTCTCATCCAGTCCGACATCCTCGGCACCATGGCCCACGACCACAAAGCCGCAGTTCTCTGTACGTGCACCGTTATCCGTCGCGGTGATCTTAGTGATCAGTTGCTCTCACTTCCCGAATGGAGCGGTGAGCGCGTCAGCTTACTCCGTTCTATGCCGACCAACATGGCCGCATGGTCGGAATACGAACGCATCTATCGTGATGCCATTCGCACGCGCGATTACAAGCGCATCAACGAATACTACATCGCCAATAGAGCGAAACTCGATATTGGCGCGATTCCATTCTGGGATTCATGCTACGATCCGCGCATCGAGGTTTCCGCAATCCAGCACGCGATGCATCTGTACTTCCAAGACCGCAACGCGTTTTACTCCGAATACCAAAACGAACCTGCGGCCAACACGGTGGCTGATGATTCGATCGCAATCTCCCAAGAGTCGGTCGCATCAGCTATCGGCGACTTCTCGATCGCACCATCGGAGCGAGTTGGCATCTACGTTGACGTTCAAGAGCGAATACTTTACTACGCTGTTGTTTCGCGCAATAACGATCGCGTTCGTGTAGCGTTTTCGACTTGGCCCGAACAGCACGCCAATTATTACTCCGCGTCACGTCCAGCGCTGTCGCTTGAAGGTTATTACCGCATCGCAGCACCGCAATCCATCGAGCGAGGCTTACACGATTTGCTAGCACAGCTTCGTTCTCGTTACCCGAACAGCTTTGTACTCGTGGATGCCGGTTACCGCAGTGATATTGTAGCATCGGTAGCTTCGCTGTACGATCGTGTCTATCCCGCTTTCGGTCGTTACGTCGGTGCACGCTCGAAGTCATCCGTCGTGGAGCTAACTAAGCCTGGTGACGTAACCGGTAGCGCCTGGCGCATGACACGCGATCCGGACCGTGCGATCACTAATGTTCTTATCGACACAAACCGCGCCAAGACCAATGTCGCCAATCTCTTCGCTTCCTCTTCGGTTGAGATTGTGCACACTGTCGATGCACCGGTCGTGATCGAACATCTCACATCAGAAACCGGTGTAGCTACGCAGTCCGTCTGGCGCCAGTGCGTGGAATGGTCGTTGCTACCAGCACGCGAGAATCACTACTTCGACTGTCTCGTGGGTGCGCTCATCGCTCACGAGATGTTTGAAACCCTTGAGTCGTCTGTTACGTCTTCATCTTCGGAATCCAGCTCGAATTGGCTGCTGGAAGGTTTACTACGTTACCGTCAGAGGGCGATGTTATGATTGATGACACGCAATTGCAGCAAATTATCGACTCGCTGGTCGAACAAGCGCGTCAACCGAAGACGGTCACTGTCGATGGTATGACTGTGCAGTATCGTGATATAAACGAATTACTTGAGTTTGTGCAGCAAACGTCTGAACCGAAAGCGGTCGTGGTCAAAATGAACGCTCCAGGGGCTTTAGGATGATCGGTTGGTTGCGTCGAGTGTTTCGATCGAATCTCAGCACATCATCAACGCACACAGTTTCCCTGCGTGCGCGTTACGATGCTGCGGCTACGACTCCCGACAATGCGCAGCACTGGGCGCAAGCAGACTCGCTTTCCCCTACGGCTGCGCTAACGCCAAACGTTCGACGCACTCTACGAAACCGTGCCCGTTACGAAGTTGCGAACAACAGTTACGCAAACGGTATCGTTGCAACGATCGCAAACTACACCATAGGTACCGGACCAGTGTTGCAAGTGCGCACGGCTAACGAAGACTTCAATCTTCGCTTCGAGCGTGCATGGTCCGAATGGTGCGCTATAGTCGATCTTCCCGAGATTCTGCGCATCATGCGACGTTGTATCGTTGTTGACGGTGAAGCCTTTGCGATTCTCTGCAATTACCCTCGACAACGAACGAAGGTGAAGCTAGCCATTCGACTGGTCGAACCTGAACAAATTAGCGAAGGGCCAACTTCTGTGCTTGCTCAACCGGTCGAGGGGATCGTCTTCGACGACTACGGTGTACCCGCAGCGTATCACGTCCTGCGGCGCCATCCAGGAGACATCAACGTCGCAGACATCGATTACACATACGAGACGGTGCCTGCAGATTCTGTTATCCATTACTTCCATCGCGATCGACCAGGCCAATGGCGCGGTGTTCCTGAGATCACTCCCGCACTGCCGCTATTCTCGATTCTGCGCCGATTCACGCTCGCGACCGCTGCTGCAGCAGAAACTGCGGCTAATCTTGCAGCTGTCCTACAAACCGACTCAGCTGCGTATATTCCTCGGGATGCCGAGCGATTCGCACGCGAGCTGGTCTGGCAATTCGTTGATCTTCGGCCACGTAGCGCTACTGTGTTACCACCAGGTTGGCGCCTATCACAGATGACCGCGCAACACCCGACCACAACCTATGGCGACTTCGTGTATCATCTCATGAGTGAGATTGCACGTTGTCTCAACGTACCGGTCGTGGTCGCACTCAACGATTCCTCACGTGCAAACTTTTCCAGTGGTCGCCTTGATCTTCGTAATTGGTATCGTTCACTCGAAGTGGAACGCGCACGCATCGAATCCGTCGTACTTGAGCCACTGCTGCGAGCCTTTTATCGCGAGTGGCGCATCGTTGACAGTGAAGCGTTAGCCTCGACTAATTTGGGCCGTGATGTACCGGATCACGAGTGGTACTGGCCCGCACTCGAAGGTGTTGATCCAGAAAAAGAGGCAAAAGCGCAGCGATTGCGTTTGGAAAGCGGCCTAACGACGTTCGCATATGAGTATGCAAAACAGGGCCGCGATTGGATGACCGAGCTGCGACAGCGAGCTAAAGAGTATGCGTTCGCAAGCGAGCTTGGTCTTGGTTTCCTTTT